GAAGGCACTGCTTGTCCAACAGCTGGTACAACACAGCTTGGATGGAGACTTCCCACCAAGTGCAAGAGTGCAATGCTTACGCTTGTTAGGCCAACTGTATGAGGTTGGCGCATTCGTGGAACGCAAAGAGATCACGACAGTTAATCGGAGCACGGATATCAGAGCGCGCCTACTCGCAACGCTAGGAACGGCTATCGACGTGGACTCTAAGCTAGTAGAAGACGACAGCGCGCAGTCATTGCTAGCGGAACTTGCACCAGCGCCAGCTCCTACGATTAGCGATCCCAGCGCCCCCACCGAGGGGGCAGACCCCCAAATCGACGCGCCCGCGTGGGTGTCTGGTTCACATACTGTTTCAGACATTCGATCACAAGAAATTTCAAAAGTACAAAAATTTTCAGAAAAAAGCTTTCGGGGGGATGCCTCTGAGATTGGCCAGACTACAGAGAAGTTCGAGGATATGGATTAGGCCCCCTTATGTTTTCTGATACAAAGGGGTGGGGGGTATATTTTGGGAGAAACACATGATTGATTTTGATGAGCTAGATTCCGACTTACTGAAGATAGATGGCTTTGATGAAGCTGCTATTGGTACTGCATGTATATGGAGAGACAACACTAGGGTAGATGTGCTTGTCTATAGCGGCGATGAGATAGTTGACATACTTATAGCGCGCGACGGCATGGAGCAGTTCGAGGCTATTGAGTACATTGAGTTCAATATCGAAGGTGCTTATATGGGTGAGAGAACGCCCGTGATTGTTTGGAAACATTGAAATTGGAACTTGTTCCACCCTAAAAGTATTACAAGTGAATGATATGACTGAGAAACAGAGAACTATATATTTAGTTATAGACGAATGGTGGAAAAAGTTCGGCTACGGCCCGACTGTGGACGACGTTATGTTTATGACTGGAGATAGGGGTAGGGGTAATGTTCACCGTACTATGAAGAAGCTAGTAGAGATGGGTGCGTGTAAGAGACTAGCTAATAGCGCGCGGTCTATACGTCCTAGCTATGTAAAGTTCAGAAGTCTTTCATGAAGACAATCATCCATGTGAACCAGCACGTTATAAAGTCCAACAGGAAAAGTGGGGCGAATGAGCCCGTCCTGACTGTAAAGACTTACAAGGACAACAGATACGCCCATGAGGTGAGCGTCTTAGGCCCCAGCAAGATTGTCTACTCTCCCGATAAACCTTTGTCCTGTGGAGCGCATGTTTGGATTGAAACCCAGAGCGAAGTAGTCGTCATGCCCACAGACGAAGAATACTTAGAGGCTCTCGGGCCGTGCGGCAAATGAATATTGACGCGATTACGGAGAAGATCTCTAAACTGCCCATCAATGAGCAAGAGGCTTTCTTTGAGTCTTTGGCGGAGTACGAGTCTTCCCTAAAGAGAGAGAAAGCTCAGGTTGACTTCAATAAGTTTGTCAAAGAGATGTGGCCGGGGTTCATAGACGGACGCCACCACAAGGTCATGGCAAAAAAGTTCCAAGAGATCGCAGAGGGGAAAATAAAGCGCCTGATCATTAATATGCCTCCTCGGCACACGAAGTCAGAGTTTGCGTCCTTCCTTTTGCCCGCGTGGTTCTTGGGAAAGTACCCTAATAAGAAGATCATCCAGACTTCTAATACAGCGGAACTCGCAGTGGGGTTTGGTCGTAAGGTCAGGAACTTAGTAGATTCGGAGCAATATGCAAAAATCTTCCCAAATGTCAATCTTAGGTCTGATAGTAAGGCTGCTGGTCGATGGGCTACTAATGCTGGTGGCGAGTATTTTGCTATTGGTGTTGGGGGTACCGTTACTGGTAAAGGAGCGGATCTCCTTATTATTGATGACCCGCACTCAGAACAAGAAGCCGCGTTAGCCGCTACAAGTCCAGAGATTTTCGATAAGGTCTATGAGTGGTATACGTCAGGCCCTCGCCAACGTCTCCAACCCGGAGGCTCCATCGTCGTAGTTATGACGCGCTGGTCAAAGAAAGACCTGACCGGCCGCATCATCCAATCTTCTATTGATAAAGAAGGAAACGACGACTGGGAGGTAATAGACTTCCCCGCCATCCTACCGAGTGGGAACCCTCTCTGGCCAGAGTTCTGGTCACTCGAAGAACTACTGTCTCTCCAGTCAGAACTGCCTGCAGGTAAATGGAACGCCCAGTACCAACAGAGCCCAACATCTGAAGAGGGTGCGATTGTTAAAAGGGACTGGTGGAAGATATGGGAGCCAGACCGTCCTCCCGTATGCGAGTTCATCATCCAGAGCTGGGACACGGCGTTTACTAAATCAGAGAGAAGTGACTACTCAGCTTGCACGACTTGGGGCGTTTTCTATAAAGACGAGAACCCCAATGATCCTAATGTGATCTTGCTTGACGCTTTTAAAAAGAGGATGGAGTTTCCTGAGCTAAAGGAAAAAGCGTTCAACCACTATAAGGAGTGGGAGCCAGATGCTTTCATCGTTGAGGCAAAAGCTTCAGGAGCGCCTTTGATTTTTGAGTTGAGGGCTATGGGAATCCCAGTATCTGAATTTACTCCAAGCAGGGGGAATGATAAGATGGTGAGGATCAATTCTGTATCTGATTTGTTTGCAAGCGGTAAAGTGTGGGCGCCCGGAACAAGATGGGCGGATGAGCTGATAGAAGAGATGGCAGCATTTCCAAACTCAGACCACGACGACTTAGTTGACTCTACTACACAGGCCCTTATCAGATTCAGGAAGGGTGGGTTTTTACGTTTGAATAGTGATGAGGATGATGAGCCTCTCAGATTCAGGCGCAAGATGGCATATTACTAAGGACGATCATGATTGAAAAAAGTCTATACGAAGCGCCGGAAGGTTTGGAATCTCTAGATACAGGCGAGCCTGATATTGAGATTGAAGTTGTTGACCCCGAAGAACTTAATGTCACCATAGGGGACATGCAGATTACTCTAGGAGGAAGCGACGAAATAGAGGACTTTGACGAAAACCTTGCCGAGACTCTTCCAGATGATGTTGTAGCCAACATTGTCCAAGACTTAATCTCTGATTTTGAAGACGACGTCTCCTCCAGAAAAGACTGGATGCAGACCTACGTCGATGGTCTAGAACTTCTAGGCATGAAGATAGAAGAAAGAGCTGACCCATGGATCGGAGCTTGCGGTGTTTATCACCCCCTACTCTCCGAAGCTCTGGTTAAGTTCCAAGCTGAGATCATGATGAGCACATTCCCAGCGGCTGGGCCAGTCAAGACCCAGATCATTGGCAAAGAAACTCAGGAAAAGAAAGACGCTGCAACCCGAGTTCAGGACGACATGAACTATGAGCTCACAGATCGCATGACAGAGTTCCGCCCAGAGCATGAGCGCATGTTGTGGGGCTTGGGTTTGTCAGGAAATGCGTTCAAAAAAGTCTACTTTGACCCATCGAAAGACCGTCAGACGTCTATTTTTGTGCCGGCCGAAGACATAGTTGTCCCTTATGGGGCTTCAGACATCGAAACTTCAGAGCGCGTAACCCACGTTATGCGTAAAACAGAAAACGATCTACGAAAACTACAGGTAGATGGCTTCTATTTAGACATTGATCTGGGCGAACCAGAGAACAACTTAGACGAAGTAGAAAAAAAGATCGCCGAGAAGATGGGATTTAAGGCCACTTCAGACGACAGATACAAAATTCTCGAGATGAATGTGAACTTAGACCTTGAAGGGTTTGAGCACAAAGACAAAGACGGTAATCCTACTGGGATTGCACTGCCGTATATTGTTACAGTAGAAAAGGGAAGCCAAAAATGTCTGGCTATCCGCAGAAACTGGCGACCAGAAGACAAAAAGCACCAAAAGCGCCAGCATTACGTCCACTACGGCTACGTTCCGGGCTTTGGTTTCTACTGTTTTGGCTTAATCCACCTAGTCGGAGCGTTTGCCAAATCAGGAACATCCATTCTGAGACAGTTAGTCGATGCTGGAACTTTATCCAACCTACCCGGCGGCTTCAAAACCCGTGGCCTACGCACTAAGGGAGATGACACTCCTATCGGGCCGGGTGAGTGGAGGGATGTTGATGTTCCAAGCGGAGCAATCAAAGACAACATCATGGCTTTGCCTTACAAAGAGCCAAGCCAAGTCCTTGCTACGCTACTCGACAAAATCGTAGAAGAAGGAAGACGCTTTGCCTCGGCCGCTGACATTCAAGTTGCCGATATGTCTGCCAACTCTCCAGTTGGAACAACCCTTGCGATCCTAGAACGCTCTTTAAAAGTAATGACTGCCGTACAAGCGCGCATTCACTACTCATTCAAACAAGAACTCTGCCTATTAAGAGACATCATCCGCGATTACACCCCGCCTGATTACTCTTATGAACCAGTCGAAGGCAAGAAGACCGCTAAACAATCTGACTACGATCTAGTTGATGTTATCCCAGTGAGTGATCCAAACGCCGCAACTATGGCGCAGAAGATTGTTCAGTACCAAGCGGTTATCCAGCTGGCGCAACAAGCTCCACAGATCTATGACCTCCCCCAGCTGCATCGCCAGATGTTGGATGTGCTGGGTATTAAGAACGCACAGAAGCTAGTCCCCCTAGAGGATGACGAGCGCCCAATTGATCCAGTCTCAGAGAACATGAACGCACTCAAGGGTAAACCTATGAAGGCGTTTATCACTCAGGATCAAGACGCGCACATCGCCGTACATCAAGCGTTTTTGCAGGATCCCAACATCATGCAAACGATTGGTCAAAACCCACAGGCCAACCAAATCATGGCGTCATTACAAGCCCATATTGCCGAGCATTTGGGTTTCCACTACCGCAACGAGATCGAAAAGCAGATGGGGGTCACCCTCCCAGAACCCGGAAAACATCTCCCCGCCGAAGTGGAAAACGAGCTGTCCAAGCTTATCGCTCAGGCCAGCAAACAGCTACTCGACGAAAACAAAGCCGAGGCAGCACAACAGAAGAACCAACAGTTGGCACAAGATCCACTTGTTCAGATGCAACAAAAGGAATTGGCCATCAAAGAAAAAGACGTTGGCATCAAAGAGCAAAAGGTCATGGCCGAAGCTCAAGCCAAGCAAGCCCAAATCGCCAACGAGTCCACTCGTATTGCGAACCAGAAAGAAGTCGATCTCTTGCGTATCCAAGCCGATACCCAAAAGCATGGCAGCTCTCAGAGCCAAGCCGCTGGTCTGGAACGCCTACGCCTCGGTGTAGATGCTGCCAAGACAAATGCCCAGTTGGCTGTGCAAAGAGAGGCGCAACGAAAGGTTAATCAATGATTGACAAGTACCTAGAACATTTGACCGGCAAGGTTAATGACAAGATTTTGCAACTTCAAGAAGCCATGGCAGATGGAAATGCCAACGACTTTTCGGAGTACAAAAAGATGTGCGGAGAGATTAAAGGTCTTCTCACTGCGCGTTCCTTTATCCAAGACCTACACGAAAGACTGAAACAAGATGACGACGACGAGTGAATCAGTAGATTTACTGAAAGCAATTGACCTAACAGGACTATTGCACAAGACAGCAGACGAGAAAGCCAAACAACTCCCTACCCCATCTGGATACCGCATTCTGTGCGCTATCCCAGAACAGGAAAAAGAGTTTGACGGCGGCATCATCAAAGCTGACGAAACTATCATGATTGAAGAAACTCTAACAACCGTGTTATTCGTGGTTGCTATGGGGCCAGATTGCTACAAAGATCCAAGTCGTTTCCCGACTGGCGCTTATTGCAAAGTTGGTGACTTTGTTTTGATTAGACCCAATGCTGGAACCCGATTGGTTATCCATGGTAAAGAATTCCGAATGATCAATGATGATTCGGTTGAAGGTACCGTTGACGATCCACGCGGAATTCGGCGCAAATAAGGAGCAGAAATGCTAGATGAATACAAATTTCCCGATGAAAAAGAAGACAAAGACAAAGTAGATGACGAGATAGAACTCGAATTCGAAGACGACACTCCTACTGAAGACCGGAATAAAGACCCGCTCCCAGAGGAAGTTAGAGAAGAACTCTACAACGACGAGCTAGAAGACTACTCGACCAAGGTCAAGAAGAAGCTTATCCAGATGAAAAAGCTGGCGCATGACGAGCGTCGGGAAAAAGACGCCGCTAGACGCGAGCAAGATGAGGCTGTTGAGCTGGCTAAAAGGGTAATTGAGGAGAACAAACGCCTTAAATCCACCCTAAACGACAGCGAAAAGAACGTCTTATCGTCTATCCAGCGCGCAGTTGACTTGGAACTTGAGGCGGCAAAGCGGGCTTACCGAGAGGCTTATGACTCTGGGGACACCGAAAAGGTAATGGAAGCTCAAGAAAAATTAACCGAAGCGTCGATAAAACGCGACAAAGTTAAGAATTACCGACCAGCGCCTTTACAAACCGAAGAGTTTGAGGTACAAACGCCCACAAGGCAACCAGAGCGAGTGCCTGTTGATAACTCAGCAGTAGCTTGGCAGAAACAGAATACTTGGTTTGGAGCCGACAAGTTGATGACAGGGAT